ACAAGTATACCAGTACTAAAGAGTATCACGATTCATTCCCCTGCGCATATCGTCAATGGAGAGCCGATAGTCATTGCAATTTAATTCATGGCTATTCATTCAGTATGAAGTTTTACTTTGGTACCGGTAACTTAGATGTTCGTAATTGGGCGGCTGATTACGGGGGGTTAAAGGATTTAAAGCAAGTGTTGGAAAGTCAATTTGATCATACGCTATTAGTAGCCGAAGATGATCCTGAACTAGAAACATATAAATTGTTACAAGCAAAAAACATGGCTAAACTAACTATTCTTCCAAAACTTGGATGTGAAGGTTTAGCAGATCAATTATATAAATTTGTTAACGGGGTATATATACCTGATTATTGGGGCCCCGGTGAAGCCGGCCGGCTTTGGTGCTATAGAGTTGAGGTGAGAGAGACTCAGTCTAATATGGCATTCAGAGAAGGTCATCGTGAGTGGGATGAAGATTTATTTAACTAGGAAATATTATGACAACAGCATTACATGATCGTTACATCGAGAGACCGTTAATGTCAATCGATAATACTACTCTATATTGGATTATAGGGCTTGCAGCTACTTTAATTATGGCCATGACGATGGCTGACTTTGCTGCAGCAAAGTTTTTAGACTTTGGCTGGGTAGTTACCCCTGCCGGTGCTCTTTTATTTGCTGTGGTGTTTGTGGTTCGGGATATGTTGCATAAGCTTGCCGGAGCTGCTGTGGTACAGCGAACTATTTTAATAGGGGTTGGGTTGAATCTTTTTGTTGCAGCATTTATGTATGCTATGACTTTTATTCCTGCTCCAGAATTTAGACCCAGCGTAAATTTTGATGCTGTGTTTAAGATGAGCCTGGGTATTGTAATTGGATCTGAAATTGCCACCCTTGCATCACAATGGGTTAATACTTGGATATATCAAAGGTTATGGGATCGGGACTGGAGTAGTTGGTCCAGAACCTTTGTCAGCAACTTAATGAGTCTTCCAGTAGATGCTATACTATTCGTTCTGTTTGCTTTTGTCTTTATCCCTCCTCTACTAGGCGGAGATCCTATGGATATTAATAAAGCTATTGCAAGAATTGTATCCGGTTCTACGTTATTTAAATTAGCTGTAATCTTAGCTCTTACTCCTCTGGTAAGTCTGGCTCCCTGGAGAGAAGAAGCAAGAGAGCTAAAGTAAGCAATTGAATAGTCTAGAGAAAATTTGGGCGCGGGCAACCGGGCACCTAATGGGCAGTACCGATAGTGATAGACCTGATGTACCTATCCTATCTCTCCGGGAGGCACGTATTGCCTTATTCTTTAAAACCTTCTGGGTTATTATACATATAGTGACATGTTTTTTTATTATAGCTAACACCATAAGGCATTGGTAATGACACAAGTAGCATTGATCACCGATACCCATTTTGGTGCCCGTTCAGATAGTATTCCCTTTGATAATTTCTTTAGGAGATTTTATGAGGAAGTCTTCTTCCCTGAGATTGATAAAAGGGGTATACGGTATATTGTGCACCTTGGTGATTGTTTCGATCGCCGTAAGTATATCAATTTTAATACCCTGTCTTCTTGTCGTAGTTACTTTTTTGACGAAATTAAGAAAAGGGATATCGAACTACATATGATTGTAGGTAATCACGATACCTTTTTTAAGAATACTAATGACGTTAACTCTCCTCGTCTACTACTCAAGGATTATGAGTTCAATGTTATTGATACCCCTTCTGAGTTAGTATTCGATGATGGGTCTAAAATATTCATGATGCCATGGATATGTACCGATAACTATAATCAGAGTATGGAAGCTATTAAGACTACTGATGCCCAGGTGCTGTTCGGGCATTTTGAGATTGCAGGTTTCCAAATGTATAAAGGTCATGAGAACGATGAAGGATTTGATCCTAAGATATTTGAGAAGTTTGATACGGTTTGTTCTGGACATTTTCATCACCGTAGTAGTAATGGGAACATTAACTATCTTGGAAATCCTTATGAACTTACCTGGGCGGATTTCGAAGACCCTAGAGGCTTTCATATATTCAACACCAGTGAGAGATCGTTGGATTTTATACAGAACCCATTTTCAATCTTTTCTAAAATATATTACGACGATACTAAAGATATAGGTTATACTACAGAAGACTTTGAGAATAAACATCTTAAACTGATTGTAGTTAATAAAACCGATTACTACGCATTTGATAAGTTTGTAGAGAAGATCTATAAAGCTAATCCACTTGAGTTAAAGATTATAGAAGATCTATCTGAGTTTGAAGCTGATGCAATGGGTGACCAGGAAGTAGATCTAGAAGATACTGTTACATTACTATCACAATATGTTGATAGCTTAGATACTGAAGCTGATAAAGCTCGCATTAAGACATTGATGAAGACGTTATATGTTGAAGCGCAAAACTATGAAGTGTGAGCATTGGTTTCCTACACCAATTTGGTATGGTATATATGAAAATATTTATGAAACACAATATAATAACGCTATTAAATATTGTAAAGAGTTAGCTACAATTAATCCCGGGCGAACATTTAGCAACGCAGGAGGGTGGCAGAGTAACGATCTTTACTATAAGGATATTATTAATACACCTCTACAAATCTTTTTTGACGAAATTAAACCGAAGGTTAAAGAAGTACTTCTTGAACTTGGTATAAAATATGATTACTATATTAATAACTCTTGGATCAATATTAATGGCAAAGGTAGTAAAAATCATCTTCACGATCACCCCGGTAGTAGTGTGTCAGGAGTTTTTTATTTGACAGAAAATAACTCTGAAATTATTTTTGAAAGAAATAGAGATATTAATAGGTATCACATGTCTAATCTGCATTCAAATGGTGACACATTTCTTTCATATAATACCCTAAGCTATACACCGCAACAAGGACAGTACATAATTTTTCCATCTTGGTTACTTCATGAGGTTAAAACAAATAATAACGATAGTGACAGAATAAGTATATCGTTTAATGTTAGCAATAATATATGATTAAATTTAAAGTTATAAGATGGCAAAACTTTTTATCAACTGGCGCACAATTTACAGAAGTTAAATTTGATAAGTCACCTACGACTTTAATCATAGGTGAGAATGGCGCAGGTAAGTCTACTATTTTAGATGCCTTGTGCTTTGCTCTATTCAATAAACCATTCCGTAATATCAATAAGCCTCAGTTGGTTAACTCTATCAACGGTAAGAATATGTTGGTAGAGGTTGAGTTTACTATTGGTAGTAAAGAGTATAAGATATGCCGTGGCGGTAAGCCAACCGTGTTCGAGATCTATCTTAATGGCGAGTTGTTGAACCAGGATGCCGCGGCTAGGGACTATCAGAAGTACTTAGAAGACCAGGTATTGAAGTTAAACTATAAATCGTTTACTCAGATTGTTATCTTGGGCTCTGCCTCCTTTACCCCATTCATGCAATTACCTGCCGCTCACAGACGAGAGGTGATCGAGGATCTTTTAGATATTAAGATCTTTACAGTTATGAATACGGTACTGAAAGATAAAGCAAACGATATTAAAGTTAAGATAACTGATCTTGAAAATAAGATTGACCTTGGTAAGTCTAAAGTAAAGATTCAACAAGACTATATCAAGACGTTAGAAGAAGATAAGCAGAAAAAGGTTGAAGATGTACAAAAACGGATATCTGAATCGAATGCCGAGATTACACATCTTCAGAGTATTGTCGAGGCGGAAAACAGTGAGGCGAGTCTACTTCAATCCAGTATTGTGGACAACACGGAGAAGCGTACTAAACGCACAGAACTGGATGCGCTCCTTAGAAAATTATCCGAGCGAATTAAGACACAAGAGAAACATGTATCGTTTTACGACGAACATGATGTATGTCCGACATGTAACCAGGCTCTGGAAGCGGACGTCAAAGAGAATGCAAAGACGTCTCACCAGCATAAAATTGGTGAAATTGAAACCGCTGTTCAAACCCTTACCGAACAACTTGACGCTATTGAGGCACGACTTGATGAGATTGCTCTGGTCGAAGAGAAAATCGCTGAACATAAGAGCGCTATCATTAGCCTCAACACCCGAATCATTGCCAGTCAGAACTATATCCAGAAGCTTAATCAAGACATCCCGACAGCAGGAGCAGACGTATCTAAGCTTGCTGAAGAGCAATCCAAACTCAAAGCAATTGCTAAGGAAGTGGTCGTTCATTCGGAAGCAAAGAGCG